GAGGCAAAGACTCAATGCGATTATCTCATATGCGCTCTACAGGTAGATCCCTCTACTGATCGAAGCGACAAGAACTCCCCCGTACAGACATTAGTGGAAAGATGGACACAACTTTCTGCCGTCAAGTACGTCGACGAAATCATTCCTTATCAGTCAGAGACAGACCTAGAAGACATTCTCAAGATGGTTGACATTGATGTGAGAATCATTGGCAGCGAATATAAGGATAAGACCTTTACCGGACGTGCAACTTGCGCAGCCCGAGGTATAGAGATTTATTTCAATCGTAGAGACCATAGGTTCTCGACTAGTGGACTCCGTAAACGAGTTGCGATGCAAGACCCTTTGATGGCTATAAAGGAAAACTTTATAAAACAAAAAGCGATTGATTGGTTAGACAAAAACTAATCCTTGACGCCCGACCCTAAATGATGTATAATACGCACTAATGTATAGGAATACCAATGAAACCTAAGATAAAAGAAAAGCCGCACTACGTTAATAATCGAGAATTCTCGGAAGCTGTAGTAGAGTACTGTGTCACGGTACTAGAGGCTAAAAGTAAAGGACTCCCGATCCCGATAGTCCCTAATTATATTGCCGAATGTTTCTTACGAATTTCCGAAGGACTTTCTCATAAAGCAAACTTTGTTCGTTACACGTATCGAGAAGAGATGGTAATGGATGCGGTCGAGAACTGTCTTAAAGCAATTGAAAACTATGATATCGAAGCGGCTACACGGTCAGGGAAACCTAACGCGTTCGCCTATTTCACTCAGATATCGTGGTATGCATTCCTACGTCGCATCCAGAAGGAGAAGAAACAACAAGATATTAAGTTGAAGTTCATCTCTGAAGCTGGTATAGAACATTTCATCGACACTAATAGTTCTGATGACTATGATACCAGTCCCTCTAGTACAATGGAATCTTTGCGAATTCGCATGGATCATGTCAAGTCATCTGACATGCAATTCAAAGAGTATGTTAAGGAAGAGAAAAAACTACGCAGACGCCGTGCTGTGAATGTCGATTCCGACCTATCAGATTATCTCGAATAAGTTCTTGACACCCGTCCATAAATTTGTTATAATGTCCGGTATGTAGTGCATCTGTACTATGTATTGGACATTACACTGTCCAATTGTATCATATACTATACAATGTATATTTAATGAAACAAAACTGAGAGTTTTCTAATGAGAAAGTCCGACACACCTTTTTATCAATTTATTAACTATCCGTATGAATCTGACCTCCATTACCGTCACGTCAAGAATAAGGTGACCTTTGATATCATGGAACAAGATTTGTCTCGAACGGAGATGTTAGAGCAGTTCGAGTTATTCCTGAAAGCTTGTGGGTACTTCTTCCATCCCAATGAAAGCATTGAAATCGTTGAGAACGAGGAATAATCAATGCGCATTGCTATACTGAATGATACTCATTGTGGATTGCGCAATTCATCGGATATCTTCATGGAATATCAGGAAAGGTTTTATACTGATGTATTCTTTCCGTACCTGATAGAGAATAAAATTACTCAGATACTGCATCTGGGCGACTACTATGATAACCGAAAGACTATCAATTTAAAAGCTCTGAATCATAATCGACGGGTATTCCTTGACAGATTGCGTGAACTTGGTATCACTATGGATATCATTCCTGGCAATCATGATACATATTTCAAAAACACCAATCATCTCAATTCGTTAAAAGAGTTGATGGGTCACTATATGAATGAAGTGAACATCGTCGAAGAACCGACTGACATGAAATATGGCAAGTCGACTATCGCTCTCGTTCCTTGGATCAACCCCGAGAATGAGAAAGGGATTATCGAGTTCCTCGGGAGTACCAAGTCTCGTATCTGCGCCGGTCACTTTGAGTTGGCTGGGTTTGAGATGGACAAGGGTCTTATGTGTAAGGAAGGTATGAACCCTGCTCCGTTAGAACGTTTCGATTTAGTGATGTCGGGTCACTTCCATACAAAATCCCACAATCGTCATATTCATTATCTAGGCGCTCAGATGGAGTTCTTTTGGAATGATGCGCATGACCCGAAGTACTTCCACATATTCGATACGGTTACTAATGAACTGACTCCCGTACAGAATCCCTTGACGATCTACCATAAAATATATTATAATGAAGATACGATAAACCACTTCGAAGACCTGTCTTATTTAGAAAACAAGTTCGTGAAAGTGATCGTCAGCAATCGATCTGATATGGTAAAGTTCGAGAGATTCATTGACCGCATCAACAACCAGAAGATTCATGAACTGAAGATTGCCGAGGATTTTCGTGAGTTTCGCGGAGAGAACGTCAATGATTCCGATTTAACAATTGACGACACCGAGACTTTAATATACAATTACATTCAAGAAGTGGATACTGACTTAGATAAAGATCGCATCAAACAGTTAGTATCCGAATTGATGGTTGAAGCTCAATCTGTGGAGATTGCTTAGTGGCCACTTTGTTGGAATTGTTTGATGAGTATGGGTGTGACAAGGGTAGTTTGAAACATCGGTATGATAGAATATATCAACCGCAGTTTATTGCTATCAAAGATGAACCTTTGAATATATTAGAGATTGGTGTATTCAAAGGCGCTTCCGTCTCAGTTTGGTTAAAATACTTTCCGAATGCCACCATATATTGTATCGACATCTTCGATAGAGTTGCTGCCGAAGATATAGAGGTGTTACGTGATGAACGTGTCAACTGGATCAATCATGATACGACCGCATCTTCACTTGCCGGGGCTATTCGAACGGCCTGGGCGGACATAAAGTTCGATATTATTGTCGACGATGGTGCACATTGGCACCCCGCTATAAAAGATACCTTCGTCAACTGTTTTCCGTTCTTGAGTGAGTCGGGCAGTTATTATATTGAAGATGTCTACAATATGGATTTGCCTCATGTCGCGGAACGTATGCAGACAGATTCTTGGTTAAAGAAACAATCACACAGATTTAGTGTTGCCTTGTGGAATGAAATGATGTATAATATAACCCAACACACGGTCGAACACTTCGATCTGACGTTAAGTGATCCATACGATATTATTTACGATTCCTACATTATAAAAGTGACCCAATGATAAAATTTTCTAAACTCAAGTGGCGTAATTTCCTTTCTACTGGAAACTACTTCAATGAAATAGATTTTCTGGCAGCTCCCACCAATCTGGTTGTTGGTCAGAATGGTGCGGGTAAGTCCACTATGCTTGACGCACTGTCTTTTGCATTGTTCGGCAAACCCCATCGAAAGATTACTAAAGCGCAGTTGGTTAATACCATCAATAATAAGGACTGTATTGTTGAAGTATATTTTACTGTGAATGGTATGAATTATCGTATCGTCCGTGGTATCAAGCCAGCTCGGTTTGAAATCTGGAAGGGTGATGTGATGATTAATCAGAATTCCCACTCCAAAGAGTATCAGGAAATTCTGGAAAAGAATCTTCTGCAAATGTCCCATAAGTCTTTTCACCAGATTGTGGTACTCGGATCATCTTCGTTTGTTCCTTTCATGCAACTCAACTCGACCAGTCGTCGAGATGTTATCGAAGATCTGTTGGATATCAATATCTTCTCTAAGATGAATATTATTCTGAAGGAAAAGGTATCTCACCTCAAAACTGAGATTGAGACCAATTCTCACCAGATAGAAGTTGTCAAAACAAAGATTGCATCTCAGAAGAAATATATCCGTGATCTGACGGCCATCAATACTGCACATCGTAAGGAGAAGGAATCTCAAATTACTGAGTTGCAGGAAGAGATACGAACTATCAACGACACTAACATCGAATTGTCACATAATGTTAATGTGTTGTTGCCTGTCGTAACTTCACAACTTAATACTCTACGTGCGAACAGACAGGAGTTGGATAAGTACTACGCTCAGTTTAACGTCCAAGTCAAATCTGTTGTGAAGGACGCTAAGTTCTTTGATGAAAATGAACACTGCCCGACATGCGATCAAGATATCGCCGAAGACTTGCGTATGTCCAAACTGGCGGCCGCGACAACTAAAGCTAAGACGTTGAAGTCTGCTATGGACAAGGCGCAAGAGAAACTTGATGAGTATAGGAATGAGATTGAAACACTAGAAGTACAAATGCAGTCGGGACTTGACAGTCAGAACCAACTGCATAACAATCAACAAACTATCCAGCGGCTCAATCGCAATGTGGATCGTCTCCGTATGGATATGGATGATATGGCAGATAGTGATGGTGATATGGGACAGGCCAATAGAGATCTGGAATCACTTGACATGGAGGTTCACGAGTTAACTGATACTAAGTACCGGTTGAGTGAGAAGTCTTCTTACAATAGAATTGCGGGGGAACTGTTGCGCGATTCTGGCATTAAGACTAAGATCATTAAACAGTATGTTCCTGTTATAAATGAACTCACTAATAAGTATTTACAAATTCTTGATTTCTTTGTTCACTTCGAACTAGATGAAAGTTTTAACGAGACTATTCGGTCACGTTATCGTGATGCGTTCTCTTACGACTCATTCTCTGAGGGTGAGAAACAACGCATCGATTTATCTCTGTTGTTCACTTGGCGTCAGATTGCTAAGATGAAGAACTCGGTATCGACTAACTTGTTGATACTGGATGAGACGTTTGATTCGTCACTTGACGGCGAGGGCGTAGATAACCTAATGAAGATTATCGAAACTCTTAAAGAGGACACTAACGTGTTCGTTATATCACACAAGGCTGAACTTGAGGATGCCCACTTCGAAAGAAAGTTGACATTCTATAAGGATAAAAATTTCAGCAAATTAAAAGAAATTACTTGACACAAACCATCATTTATTATATAATGACTACTAACTTGAACGAGGACAACCCCAATGGAATTATCTACTAGAACGCTTGAAATCTTGCGCAACTTTGCAAGTATTAACCCTAACATCGTAGTATCGCAAGGCAATAAATTGACCACCATGTCAATCCAAAAGAATTTAGTTGCTAAGGCAATTATCGAAGAGACGTTTCCGACTACCTTCGGTATCTATGACTTATCAGAGTTTTTGTCTGTTATCAATCTCGTAGATAACCCTACAATCGATTTCGGTAAGAACAACGTATCTGTTCGTGATGGAAGTGGACTATCTTCTGTCAAGTACTTTTACTCTGACCCCGAGATGTTATCTTCGCCTAAGAAGGATATTGTAATGCCTTCTAGCGATGTACAGTTCTTACTTACCAATGAAACGTTGAGTAAGATCAAACGTGCGGCCTCTGCTCTTCGACATGATGAGATTAGTATCCGTCCTTCTAATGGCGCAATTGAGATTGCTGTCGTGGATAGTTCGAATTCTACATCTAATTCATTCTCGATTACTGTAGAGGGCACTTACCCCGAAGGTTCTGACTTCAACTTTGTGTTGGGTGTCAACAATCTTAAATTAATAGGTGAAGATTATGAAGTTTCGGTAAGTAACAAACTTATCTCTAACCTAAAATCTACACAATCACAAACCGAATATTTTATCGCATTAGAAAAAACATCACGAGGAGCATAATATGAGTCCAGAACAAGCCAAATTAAATGACCTAGCAAACCGAGTATCACGTTCATGTGTTGCTGTTATCGATACTATCGTTACACGCGGCGCGTTTAAAGGTGAAGAATTGACCACTGTTGGTCAACTACGAGACCAAGCAGTTCAACTTGTTGCATTGTACGAGACAATTGCACAAGAAGTAGCAGTCGCAGCTGCAGCTGCAAAAACTAAAGATTCAAAGTAATAAATGATTATAACTGATGTCAAGGGGTCGTATAAAGATGGAATTACTTTTTCGTCTGACCCTCTGATTCACGTTATAGATGGGATGGTCAATCAGGAAGAATCTGATTATATCATCAATCTTGCGAAGACCCGAATGACACCAGCTGCGGTAATTACTACAGATGGAATTTCGGTTCTTTCTGACACTAGGTCGGCGACACATTGTTGGTTAAACTACAATGATGATGTTATAAAAACTATAGGAGAAAGGATTTCTCGATATGTTGGTATACCGCTCTCTAACGCTGAAGATATGCAAGTTATATATTATGGCGTAGGCGATCAGTATAAACCACATCATGATGCATTTGATATGTTTACGACACAGGGGCAAAAGTCTTGTGTAGATGGCGGCCAACGATTAGTGACGGCTCTAATTTATCTGAATGCGGTGACTGCTGGTGGAGAAACGGAATTTCCTGTTGTGGGCATTAAAGTCAATCCTTCTCGCGGAAGGATGGTAGTATTTAACAACACTTCGGAAGACGTACATTCGTATTACTTCCCTAGTTTACATGCAGCCCTTCCTGTCATAGAAGGCGAAAAGTGGGCAATTAATATATGGTTTCGAATGATGCCTCGATCCGAGAAGTTTTCGCCACCATATACGGAATTTCCTAAAGTAAAATTTATTTAAAAGTTTTGGTGGCGAGGGCAATATTTCTGTGTATGCCTTTGAGTTGATTGAACTGTTTATTATGGTCACCCCCCGCCGCCATCCTAATTGGAGTATATAATGATAGATGTGTTATTGGATGATGTGCCGTTTCACCTAAGAGAACGTGACCCGTTCTTGCAAGAACCTAATCCATTTAGGTGGGCTCGTAAGAATTTGTCCGATCTGATTGGTGGCAAACGTGTGGTAATCTTTGGACTGCCTGGCGCTTTTACGCCTACTTGTTCTAACGAGCAGTTACCCTCCTATGACCATATGTACCAAGAATTCATGGACTTGGGTATTGATGAAGTATACTGTACGTCGGTCAATGACGCGTTCAGTATGTTCCAATGGGCAAAGAATCTCGGTATCGAGAATGTTAAGATGTTGCCTGATGGTAATGGCACCTTCGCAAGGTCTTTGGGCATGTTGGTCGAAAAGTCGAATCTAGGATTCGGTCTCCGTTCTTGGCGATATGCAATGGTAGTTGATAATATGCGAGTCGTCGAATTCTTGCCCGAAGATGATTGTATGGATAACTGTCCTACTGACCCATATGGAATATCTTCTCCCGAGAATTTACTTGATGTTTTGAGAAGTAAAGTTGTTTAAACTAAACCCCTATATAGCTAAGGAAGCTGGGTTACATGTGTTGATGGGGACGTTGGTAAACTATCCCCTCAATATATTATTTATGTGGTTAATAGTGGGCGAATGGGGTATAACCGACCCGTTCTGGATTTCGAGTATAGTTACGTGTTGGTTTTCAATTGTAGCTTTTATTAGAATATATATTGTACGATCTTATAGTGAGAGAAGAAGACAAATTGAGTGACTCTACTAAAACGTAATGACATTTAAGTAGATTTATCGGAAATATATATACTAAGATCTATATTAGAAAACAGTATAGCTCGGATAGCTCAGTTGGTAGAGCAGCTGACTTGTAATCAGCCGGTCGCAGGTTCGACTCCTGTTCCGAGCTCCATTTTGGACTGGTAGTTCAGTTGGTTAGAATATCGGCCTGTCACGCCGAGGGTCGCGGGTTCGAGTCCCGTCCAGTCCGCCATTAAATTATGAGAATTTGTCATGTTGTATACTTTTACTAGTGAAAGCGTTAGTAGTGGCCACCCCGACAAAATTGCGGACATCATTTCTGATGCTGTCGCGACCTACCTGATAGATAAAAATCCAAACAATCGTGCTGCGATCGAAACTCTAGTTACTACTAACATGGTAACTCTTGCCGGAGAATATAAGAGCGATAAGTTTGACAAGAAACGTATTGAACAGATTGTTCGAGACGTTGTGTATGAAATTGGTTACGAACAAGATGGTTTCCATTGGAGAAACTTAAAGGTTTACAATGAACTACACGGTCAATCAGCTGACATTGCACTAGGCACTGACGGTTTCGGTGCTGGCGACCAAGGACTGATGTTTGGTTATGCATGTAAAGAAACTGATGAATATATGCCTCTGGCTATTAGTCTCAGTAGAAAAATAATAGATCATGTCATCGCGTTTTCTCCGTATGGGCCCGACGCTAAGTCGCAAGTCTCGGTTGAGTATACCACCGACGGTCGACCTGTTCGAGTAACTAAAGTCGTCTGTAGTGCACAACATACCAAAAAACAAAGTATAGAGTCGGTACGAGAGAATATCACAAAAGTTATCAAAAGATGTCTTGGTGACTGGGTTGATGATAGAACCGAGTATCTTATCAATCCTACCGGACAGTTTATCATTGGTGGGCCTGACGGAGATACGGGTCTTACTGGTCGAAAGATTATAGTAGATACCTATGGCGGTTACTGTCCACACGGTGGCGGCGCGTTTAGTGGTAAAGACTGTACTAAAGTCGACCGTTCTGGCGCATATATGGCCCGTTTCATCGCAAAAAATATCGTACACCATTACAAGTACAGGAACTGTACTGTTCAGTTGAGTTATGCTATTGGTGTCAAAGAACCCACTAGTCTGTACATCTATGCTGATGGTGAAGTACGTCAGAAACTCGTAGATGTGATTCTGGAAATGGTCGACCTTACTCCCGAGGGAATCATAAATCGTTTCAACCTTTTCGACCTCAACTTGAAAGAGACAGCTCGATATGGTCACTTTGGATTTGCCTACCTTCCGTGGGAGTCTTTAAATTTATTTGATTAATTATAAAATAACTGTTTACATGAGACGGTTATTGTAGTATAATACCCCCTGTTGTCTAATTTATTATTTATATTATGGAGTTACAATGAGCAAAGAATTCTTGTGGTGCGAAAAATACAGACCACAGCGTGTATCCGATACAATCCTCCCAGCTGAACTGAAGAACACCTTCCAGTCAATTGTGTCCGGCGGAGAGATTCCTAACATGATGTTTACCGGTACTGCTGGTACTGGTAAAACCACCGTGGCCCGTGCTATCTGCGAAGAACTGGGTCTAGACTATATCGTAATCAACGGTTCTGAAGAAGGCAACATTGACACCTTACGGGGTAAGATCAAACAGTTCGCATCCTCAGTATCCTTACAGGGTGGTTACAAAGTCGTCATCCTAGATGAGGCGGACTACCTCAATCCCCAATCGACCCAACCTGCTCTCCGTGGGTTCATCGAAGAGTTCTCCAAGAATTGTCGTTTTATTATGACATGTAATTTTGAGAACCGGCTCATCGAACCGTTACACTCTCGTTGTTCCAAATACCAGTTCAACTTTAAGAAACCCGTAATGGTTCAGTTGTGCGGTCAATTCATGGATCGTTTGCAAAACATTCTTACTGAAGAGAACGTCTCTTTTGATAAGGGTCAACTTGCGCAGATTATTATGAAGCACGCACCGGACTGGAGACGCGTTCTGAACGAATGCCAGAAGGGTAGTCTCTCTGGTACATTACATGTTCCTGTCGGTCTTGACAACGATGTTTCCGACCCTTACACTGCATTATTTGGTGCTATTAGAGAAAAAAACTTCAAACGTATGCGTTCGTGGGTTGTGGATAATATAGATATAGAACCGGTGGCGATATTCCGTGGCATTTACGATAGAATGTACGAGTTCGTTTCTCCTAATAGCATACCTCAATTGGTGTTGATACTCGGCGATTACCAGTATAAAAACGCGTTTGTTCAAGATCACGAACTTAATTTAGTCGCCTGCTTAACTGAGGTGATGGCCAATGTCGAGGTAAAACAATAATGGCAGTAAACGATACCAGAGTTTATGAAATGTCCCCAGCGGACAACGTACTATATTTTCCTAATAATATAGACGTTCGGCTCTGTCCCAAAAATGGAATGTCTACCCTTAAAGAACTCCAACGGCACCATACTGGGCACAAAGAGTATATAGGAAGAGTTGAGAGGTTAACAGAAGTACGAAAGAAAGGAGATCAATTTGATATCCCTTTCCGCAAAGGCAGTTATAGGATTGCTGTAAGTCGCGATCCCGTTTCGCGATTTCGTTCTGCGTGTGAATATATTGTTACTAATCAGGCAAAACATATTAGTGCTGGTCGAATCCATGAATTGCCGACACTTGATTCCGAACTGGATAAGGTCATCACTAAAATAGAAGAGGGTGTTATTAAGAACAACCACTTTTATACACAAAGTTGGTACATGGGATATCCTAGTGAATATCATATGGTTGTGGACATTGCTCAACTTTCTCCGTTACTCTTGTTCATCAATGATGCGGCTGGACTTAAACTTCCGGAAGAAAAGTTACATATTCATGATAATAAAAGTGGCATGAGAATATATAATACTATGATGACACCAGAACAAATAACTAGAATCAAATCACTATATCATGATGACTATGAAAACGGATGGTGTAAACCAGATGACAAAAGATAAACCATTGAGTCCATTTGACTTCTTAAATAGTATAAACTTTACCAAATTAAATCTGATCGATCTTGATGCGAGAAACGTAAAGTTTTACAACAGTTTTGTGATAAATAGATCATTATCTTACTTTCCAGATACGGTAGCAATCGCTAATGAAATGAATCGGTTGCACCATATTGATAATAAGCTACAAAACGATTTTCTTATAAATATTGTAAGGAAACGGAAACGATTTTCTAAGTGGGATAAGTCTTCACATAACGAAGACTTTGAATCCGTCAAAGAGTATTATGGTTACAGTGACTCTAAGACAAAACAGATAATGTCGTTATTATCTCCTGATAATATCAAACAAATAAAACATAAGGTGTATAAGGGTGGAAGAGAATAATAATCTCGTGCAATGGAACTCGGAGATGATGTTAGAAATCACTCTTGCGGAACCAGACGACTTCCTAAAGGTAAGAGAGACTTTGACTAGAATTGGTGTAGCTTCAAGAAGAGACAACACACTCTTTCAGTCGTGTCACATCTTACACAAGCAGGGTCGTTATTTCATTGTCCATTTCAAGGAATTGTTCTTACTTGACGGTAAGAAGTCTAATCTAGAAGTGGGTGACGTGGAACGTCGAAACACTATAGCAACTTTACTTCAAGACTGGGGTCTAGTTGAAATTTTAAATAAAGATGTCGCTAAAGAATGTGCCCCTATGCGTCAGATCAAGATCATATCGTATAAAGATAAGGCCAGCTGGGATCTACAACCGAAGTATAATATTGGGAACAGTTAATATATTATGTCAGAACATTATGGTATTTTTGAAGATAAAGAAGATAATATAAAAAATAAAATTCCATTCGTAGGTCGTCTCCCATTTAAGATGGAAGACACCTACAGATGGAATGAGTTCATGGAGATGATGGACTCCCATCCGGAAGATCTATACGATCGTAACTCAAATAAAATGCGTATCGGATTAAATAAGTTTCATTCTCGCGGAAGTGCTCCGGAGTTTGCTAAAAACATTTATGAAGAAATGCAAGAAGTATTCACCTTACACGCCAATAAAATCACTAACATTGCGTTTAGTGGATTTGGTCGTGCGAGTGGATCATACCCATGGCACAAAGATTCTATGGACGTTTTTCTCGTTCAGGTTATCAGCACTGTCGGGTTGAAGGTTGAAGGTATCGATAATAACGAACCATTCGACTTCGAGCCAGGTATGTACGTGTACCTTCCACGAGGTACGCACCACCAAGTATTTCCACGAGAATCAAGAGTCTCCTTCTCCTTTGGAGTTGAAGGCGACCCGTGTCCGTCGAAATATTATTAATTTGTTATTTGTATAAATAACGTCTCACATGGATATGCCGAATTGTTCGGGTATCCTAATAAACTTGCTTATAATTAAGGAGTCATACATGACAAACACAGCAGCAAAATCACTATTCCCTCGTTCAGCATTCGTAGGATTCGATTCTATGTTTGATGACCTAGACCGCGTCTCGCGCAATTCGGGCGACAGTTTCCCTCCCCATAATATTATTGGGATGGGGGGAAATCACTTTCTCATTGAGTTAGCAATAGCTGGGTTCAATGAATCTGAACTTGACATCGAATTGAAGAATCGGACTCTCACTATTCGTGGTCAACATGAAGACCGTGGTAGGGAATATATACACAAAGGAATCTCAACTAAAAAGTTTGAGAAACAATTCCGTCTGTCGGAGTATGTTGAAGTAACTGGAGCTGATTTCAGGAATGGGTTACTGGCCATAAAATTGGAAGTCGTAATACCTGATAGTCAGAAGCCTCGTAAGATATCAATCAATTCTAACGAGGAGAATAACAATGCAAAAGAGCAAATCACGAAGTAGTCGAGTAGACCAGATCGGCGCTTTTACAGTATTATGTAGTAGCTGTATAGCTATTATGTACTGTCTTGCACTAATAGCGTATGTGTAACTAAGTAGAAGGGAGGCAGAAATGTCTCCCTTTTTTCCGCCTTGGCCGACGAAGAAGACTTTGACTATGGATTTATTATGAATTTGATTTATCAATACTGGGACGGTGAAATACTAGAGTCTTGTAAAGCTGGAGTTGACGCGATGCGTCAATACGCCCGAGAGATTGGTGTTGAACATCGATTCGATGATAATCCAAACTTCGTAAAGAGTTGGTATGGACAGTCCTTTGGTGTATATACTCCCCACTTCGGAATACTGAAACTAATATACGACACATCTTTCGATGACTATGATGATATCCTCTTCCTAGATGCCGATGTGTTTCCCGTAGAAACCCTAGATGTAAATATCTTCGATCATTTTCAAGCTGATATTGGAATTGTGTCCGAGGGATTTGTGGGCGATCTAACCGAACGGGAGCATAGTAATTGGTATGAGTGGAATCGTCTCATAAAGGATGTCTACGGAATAACGATACCCACTCGCAAAGATGGGTTGCCTAGAATATTGAATGGTGGCGTGGTATTGTTCTCAAAACAAGCGAGGTTGCAAGCGAGAGAACAATGGATGGACTTGCTGGAATACAACGAGTTTATTTCTCAACATGACTTGAATCGATTCTATATGTCAGATCAACCTTATATACACATGATGATATATCTTCATAACATGAACGTCCAGTTGATGGACGGCGAATGGAACTCTCAACTCATAACCGAACTTTTCGAGACTGATGGTGTAATTAAAATTCATCACCATGATTATCGCAAAGAAGATACGAAATTTGTTCATGTTAGATTGGCTCACGCCGACCTTCTTAGTGGAGAAGACCATCATGCGTTAGTCAACTTTCCTAAAGACCTTTGGCCCGACTATATATTAAACTCAGATTATTTGCGGGAAATGAAGATTGTATCTTAATTATGACCTTGCCAAGTTCGATGAATTCGGGTATACTATAATAACTGGATTCATGACCGATGACGAACGATCGGTTATTAACCGAGAATGTAATGACCTCAGAACCTTCAGTGAACGACTGACGGTCAACACTGGCCATTGGGTGATGAATGAACCTAACAATCCATGCAAGTTAGATGGTGCATTTGTTCAGAGTGATATTTTACGCAGTGTTGCGACTTTCCCCGAACTGAAGAAGGCTGCACAGTCAATACTTGGTGCCGAGGATTTAGATACATATATCTCCAAGTTCTTTCCGATGATTCCGGAACGAGGGTTCTCGGTAGACTGGCATCAAGACAACTACTACATTCAGGGCGATAGAACCAAGATGGTCAGTTGTGATGTATTTGTAAATGGAGCTACTAGAGAGACCGGATGTCTTAGGGTATTGACCGGTTCGCACAATAAGACATACCCCCACGATAAACGATCTCACGGGGTTTTTCGATGGATGCACATGGACGACGGTAATCCGGATATTGTTGATATCGAACTAGATGAACCATTTGCGGTAATATTCGATGTTAACTTAGTACATGGTTGTTATCACAATACCAGTAAGTCCAAGTATCGATACAGCATTGCTTGGGAATATACACATAGAGGATACTTGCCTCATACATATAATAATCATCAATCGCAAGATAAGTTGAAAGTTGAATGAAAGTAAAACAAATAGTAATGAAGGGTAATGAGAAGTCCGAAGAGTATGCCGAGATGTCGCGTCGTTCTTTCCGACGTGCCATTGATGAGGGATATATCGACGGTATTGAAGTCTTTGATGCTATTACTCCGGAGTCCGACACGTTTCAAGAACACGTAGATCGTTACAACTGGGAGACTAGTCTCATGTCGATTGACATAAGTTCGGAAAACCGAAAGGACGACCACTCTCCCACAGAGAAAGCTGGAATGTGTTCACATTGGGAGTTGATGCGACAACAATCAGAGTCCTACGAAAAGTTTTGGATTATAGAACACGACACTTGGTTTCTCGAAGAACGGTTAGATGCGTTTAAGATGGCAACTAAGTTTGCCGAAGATACTATGTATGCGAACATTGGACTGTTTATGGGTATGTACTCTATGGATAGAGGATTCTCGCATTGGGCGTATCATATGCTCACTCAAAAAGAATTCCCCATCAATTGTGGCCCATACTGTACATTGCAGAGATTGTTCCGCACATACACCACCCACCATCTACAAAAACCTGATATAAACTACTATGGTGTCAGAGACACCGCTATACATCCTTGGCATCATTGTGACACATTATATGTGGGACGTGATATCGGGATTCCCTTCAATAATTACGATACCCTCCGTACCGGCATTCCCACTCCCACTACTCAGGTGATTTCAAAACGTCTCTGCGTGACACAAGACCACCACGGTTACCAAGATGAATATATCGAAAAACCTTGGACAAGACATAAGTTTTTTAAAGTAATTGATTGACACAACCAGTTTTATCGTGTATAATACGGGAAATAACTGAGAGATTTATATGATTCTAACACACGCTGACGCTTTACACGCCGCAAACATCTTCGAAGATTTCTTCGGAAGCTTCTCCCGTATTGATGAATATCAACGTTCTGTTAAAATGGAGAGAATGTCAAGTTTTCCAAATTCTCTGCCGGGCATGGGCCCTGAGACTGATCTCTTCGATGTGTGGGACATGCACCCCAATGACATGGAGTTTACCATTTCTCCCTGTAAACAAGATCAGTTCATGTCTTACATGGAGATTACTACGTCCGCACCTGTAGAAGCTAGTATCCCCGGCAAGCAACTACTGTACATTGTCAAGGAGAAGAATTCCGGTATGGTGGTCGGTATGATTCGATTCGGTTCCCCTACTATCAATTCCCGCCCTCGCAATGAGTGGTTAGGTAAACCTCTCGATACTACGAATCCCGAATCTATGAAGCGATTCAATCAGTCTTGTATAATGGGGTTTAACATAGTCCCCTCGCAGCCGTTCGGTTTCAATTATTTGGGAGGCAAATTATTGGCGGCCATCTGTTGTTCCCACAGGGTTCGAGACGACCTTAACAAAAGATATGGATCTAACATATGTATGTTTGAGACCACGTCATTATACGATATGGATCTAACATATGTATGTTTGAGACCACGTCATTATACGGGAACGCAAAGGCCGGCGTGTCTATGTACTCGGGTATGAAACCTATTCTGATTGGCAATGGCCAGACAGACTCGAACTTTGCTCCCTTGATCAATGATCATAACTATCGTAAGTTGAGCGATTGGTTCATTGAACGCAATGGCGGCGAACCTCTTGTTCCAGCTGATGCATCTTCTCGTAAGTTGAAGACCCAACAGAAGATGGTGTCGATCATCAAAAACTCTCTAAAACCAGTTGACATTGACGCTTACAATAAGTTCTGCCAGACCTTTGTCGATGCCAAGGGATTGACTCAACAGAAGAACTCGTACTACTCTACTATGGGTTATGAACGTGAGAGCGTTAAGAAGTATCTCAACCTTGAGAGTGACACCCTAGTTAAAGCCGATAACTATGACCGATTCAGTCTCGAAGAACTGATTGCTTGGTGGCGTAAGAAGGCATCGAATAGATATGAAACCTTGAAGTCCGAAGGCAGACTACGTACTACTATTGAGACGTGGAATACTAATGCCGAAGATATTGACATTATTCGATAAAAAAGTGT